CACCTAATAGACTACCTACAACAGATAGAACGATTATTCTATCAGTGGGTAGGCTTTTCTGTGTCCTTGGCTCTCAAAACAGATTTTCAAGAGCTTGTAACAAGCACCCTATTTGCCTTTGCGGCTACTAAGAAAGGAAAAGTCTTTGAAAAGGAATTAGCTAACTTCAGCAACCAATTAGACCAAATCATAAAGCAAGGCATTACCAAAGAATGGGCTTTTGCCAATCTTAAACAGGACCACCTACTAAGAGCAGGAGTAACCAAATATAAGAACTTAGAAGCCCTCGAAGCCTTCAAAGTGCGTAAGATTAAAGATTTTACCGTTTCCGACCGTGTATGGGATATTGCCAAGAAAGCACAAACCGAAATAGAGCTTGCTTTATCTGTTTCCTTGGAGGAGGGCAAAAGCGCTGTCCAACTAAGCCGTGAAGTACGCAACCTATTGAACAACCCCACGTCGCTATTTCGTAGGGTAAGGGACAAATATGGCAACCTTGTACTAAGCAAGAACGCCCAAAACTATCACCCTGGGCAAGGAGTATACCGAAGTGCCTATAAAAACGCTTTGCGACTTACCAGCAACGAAATCAATGTAGCCTATAAGTCCGCCGATTGGTTGCGCATACAGCAAAACCCTGATATTGTAGGCTTCGAGGTACGCCTATCACCACAGCACAAAGTCTATGATATGTGCGATGAGCTGAAAGGCAAATACCCCAAAACCTTCCACTTTCACGGCTGGCACGTAGGCTGCAAGTGCCATATCATCACCCTACTAAAAACTGATGAAGAACTTATCAAGGAACTCAAAGCCGATGAAACCCTACCCCCTGAAAGTTCGTCTAATTACGTAGCCGAAGTACCCAACAACTACAAGCAATGGGTAACCGACAACAAAGACCGCTTCAAGAATTGGAAAACAAAGCCGTATTTTATTGAGGAAAACTCAAAAGTAGCAGGAACTACCATAATAGCAGCAAGCAGCCTGATAGTACTAAGAAAACGATATAAAGATATAACCTTTTCTGAACATTATAAGAGTAAAAATGGTGGAGTAGTAGAAATATTTAACCAAGGGAAACAAACAAAACAAGAATATAATAAGAATATAGCTACATTAAAAGTTTTAGCAGATAATGGTAAGAAATACAGACTATTGCCAATTATTGAAGATGGTGCTAAAAACCCTGATGCTATCAATTTGATTACTGGGAAATACGCTGATATTAAGGTTGGAGAAAGCGACAATGGGAAGAATGTTATTCAAAGCGCTATGAAAGGAGCAAGTGGCCAAAAGGTAAATGAAGCTATATTACATCTTACAAAAGATCCTAACAGTTATAGGCAAATGTATTATGCTTTGAGGTCAAAACTCGTTCAAGGTCACTATAAAACATTAGAAACATTAATCGTTATATTTCCAAACAAACAAGTAAAAGAATATAACCTTAACAGAATAAGAGAGTATATAAAAAAGACACCTCAAAAATAATTGCGCATTATCTTTGAGGTGCTGGGGGTGTGGTCGATAGTGGCACGAAGCCACGTACCTCACCTTGTAAAGTTCATAAATACCCTTTACAACACCGCAAAGATACAACAATATTTCTAAATAACAACAAAAATATGAAAATAAATAACACTGACATACAAACCACCTACCACACCCACCTTTTAGACGATAACTACAAAGATCTTCTTTGCTACCCTCCCCTAAAAAAACTACCCTCCAATGATTGGGCAGAATATTATGGCAAAGAGTACGACACCACCACTCCCGTACTCGATACTCAGCAATACACCCTCACCTTCATCAGCAAGGCAACCCATTACACCCCCTTCATAACCTTTCTAACTGCTCAAACCTATAACGATTTTCATTTTGAAGAGTTAGGCAAAACCTTTCGCCTTCGCTTCGTGTCCGCTCAAAAAGCCAAAACCGAACAAGGCTACATCACTACCGATATTACCCTCGCCAACGATACCCCCTTACAAGGCTACTCCTACACCGCCCCCAATGCCACCCTGCCCCTTTCAGGCTTCGCAATAGACGGTACAGACCTATCCAAATATGGCATTTATCTACTTGAAGAAAATCAAAACACCCTCCTGCCCACCTATGAGGTAAAAGAGCACCTCACCACCACCAGCAATACCTTGGCAGGCGTACAATACGCCCAGCACGCCAACACATTCAAAGAGCGCACCCTTACCCTGCATTGCTATATCAGTCAGCCTCTTACCTCCTTTTGGCAGCTATATGATGCGCTACTATATAACCTCACCCAGCAAGGCGAACGAACCATTAACATTCCCCCCTCTTTTGGAGGGGTAGGGGGAGGACTTAAAGCTATCTACCAAAAAGCAAGTATCAAGAATGCGCTGCTTATCGGCAATACCCTTAAGGTAGAATTTACCCTTACCTTCGTCCTCATCTAAAAATGTCAAATAATTGTCAAACCACCTTGCTAATATCCTATCAATACTAACGTACCTTTGCATCACTTGTAATTTAGAGTTATGCAAATCAATTTCAATACAAACCGACTCGATATACTCCCCACTGATGAGAGTTACCGTTATCGCTCTATAATGGGCGAACATACCCTCACCCTATACTTTTCATTACCTACTTACACCGATATTCCTACCGGTGCGTGGTGTGAGTTCCAAGGAGAACGTTATACACTCAATCAGCCCGCCAAGGTAGTGAAGCATAACACTCACCACTTCGAGTATACCCTTACTATGGACAGCGAGGGCGCAAATCTACGTAATTACAAGTTCCGTAACCCCAACGATAAAACCCTAAAATTCCCCTTCACAGCCTCACCACGCTACCATATTCAGATATTGGTAGATTGTCTCAATAGTTCCCCTTCTTTTGGAGGGGGGCAGGGGGAGGATTGGCAAGTAGGAACTACTATTGAAGCCTCCGAAAAACTCATCTCCTACAACCATAACAACTGCCTCGAAGCCTTGGATATGATAGCCAAAGCCTTTGAAACCGAATACGAAATCATAGGCAAAACCATACACCTTCACAAGGTAGAATACTTCAAGAACAATCCCCTGCCGCTCCAATATGGCAAGGGCAAAGGCTTTAAAACAGGCGTAAGTCGTACTACCGAGCAAAGCCGCATCACACGCCTCTACGTACAAGGAGGCGAACGCAATATCGACCGCTCCAAGTACGGCAACAAAGAATTATTACTACCCAAATCACAAGAGTACGTATATGAAGGCGTAACCTTCGTTTCAGACAATAAAGGGCTATCAATAGCTATCAAAAACGCGCAAAATAACGGCTTTGTAAATGAACAAAGCCTCGACCTTTCGCACATATACCCCAAGCGCAAAGGAAGGGTTTCAGCCGTTTTTGAAGTCGATAAAGCCAAACATTTCTACGACTTCACCGATACCACCATACCCCAAGCCCTCAACTTTTGGGATATGCGCATCAATGGCGAAAAGATGCTTATCTACTTTGAAAGCGGCATGCTCTCAGGGCGTGAGTTTGAAGTACAGAAATACGACCATACCCAAAAACGCTTTCAGCTTGTCCCCAAAGAAGAAGACGGCACAACAATGCCCAACGATATATTCAAGCCAGTCATAGGCGACCAGTATTCCGTCTATAATATGCAAATGCCTAACGCCTATATTTGCGACAATGCCACCCAATCAGGAGCAAGCTGGGAGATGATGAAAGAAGCCTGCAAATACCTATACGAAAACCGCGCCGACCTCTTCACCTTCACCGGCGATTTAGACGGCATATGGGCAAAAAAGCAATGGACTAATGTAGGAGGTCGCCTCAAAATGGGTGCTTATATCCACTTCTCCGATACCGAGTTTCAGCGCACCCCCGTAGCCATTCGCATCGTGGGGCTCAAAGAGTATGTCAATAACCCATATAGCCCACAAATAGAGCTATCCAACAAGGTACAAGGGCAGTCCTTCGCCACCGAAATACGCAAACTCCAAAACCAAGAAGTATATTTCGGCGAACTCAACAAGCGCACCCTATCAGAGACTAAAAGAAGCTGGCGCAACGCCTTAGAGACCATTAAGCAGATAGAAGAAGCCTTCCCCGAATACACCAAAAGCATCATTCCTGCCACCGTGCAAACGATGATGGCATTAGTAGGCAACAAGTCAGGACAATTTGTCTTTGTCAGCAGCAAAGCCAACCCTATCACCGTACCCCATAGCCTCTATTTTGACAAAGCGACAAAGCAACTCAACGCAGGCAGCGGTTGGATAAAGCACTACGCATTAGGTACAACCGACATTAAGCCCAATTATTCAGCAACGGACTATAAATATTGGTACGCACCGGCTTTTGTCTCTGGCAGGTTAGACGATAAGGCAAAAACCTATTACCTATACATCAAAGCAAGCAAAGTCGTAGAGACAGCCCAGTTTGTCCTATCCGAAAACAAGATAGATATAGAGCAAGTAGCGGGCTATTACCATTTCCTATATGCCACCGTCAATTCCGAGTACAATGGCGAGCGCGGCATAACCCAACTCAACGGCTTTACCGAAATCACCGGCGGACAAATAGTAACCAGTAAAATCAGCTCAGGGAATGGAGAACAGTTTATCCAGCTATTAGACAAAGAAATCATCATCAAAGCCAATCTCCAAATCACAGACGGCAACAAAACCGAAATAAAACAACTCGTTAATCCTGATTTGCTTTCATTAGAGAACAGATTAAAGCAGTACTCTAATAAGCAGACGAACAATATACAGGTTGGAGGTCGTAATCTTGTATTAAATTCAAAAAGACAAATAAGCAATAATAAATATGATATTGCTGAATATGACTTTGTAGAAGGTCTAAAAGAAGGAGATATTGTTACATTCTCAGTGAAAGCACAATTAGGGAACTCTGGTAGTTGGTTTGAAATATATAACGGAAATACATTTTTAGGGTCTCTTAGTTATAGAAACGAATTATTTGTTGGTACTTTTTCATGGAAAATAACCCCTCGACCCTCTAAGTTAATCTTATATGTATTGCAACAAAACGGCACTAATAATACTATTGAATGGGTGAAACTCGAACGCGGCAACAAACCCACCGATTGGTCACCAGCCCCTGAAGATTTAGAAACTCAAATACAAACCGAAAAACAATCTCGTGAACAATCTATTGCTACCGCTAAAGCTGCGACAGAAGAATATGCACGTACCCAATCCGAACTCACTAAAGCACAAGCCATAGCCGAAGCCAATAAGCAAGCAGGAATAGCCATAACAGCCGAGCAACAAGCACGTATTTTACAACTCCAACAAAACCTCCAACAAGCCAAAACTTTTGCCGAGCAAAAGGTAAATGAATTGAATATTGGCGGTAGAAACCTATTGCGCAATAGTGGTCAAAAAATTACTAACAATAATTATAATATAGCATCATACTACTTAACAGAAAAACTAAAAGAAGGAGATTTAGTAACCCTGTCTATAAAAGCGCAACTTGGATATGCAGGCAGCTGGATTGAGGTATATAATGGAGGGATTTTCTTAACAGCACTTCGTCTTATAAATGGGGTATTTACTAGTTCTTTTTTGTGGAAAGCAAATGCTTCACCTTCTAATTTAATTATATATGTATTAAGTGGAAACAGCACTAATAATACTATTGAATGGATAAAACTTGAAAAAGGCAACAAACCCACTGACTGGTCTCCCGCTCCTGAAGACATTGAAAATAAAGTTGCAGACATTCAAACAGACCTACAAAACGCTATCAACAACGCCAAAGCCCTTATCGCTATTGAAACCCAAAACCGCCAACAAACAGATACCAATGTATCAAAGTTAGTCAATAAAACCAACTTCTTAAGCGACACATACATCGAGGGCAACACTATGGCTACAGGCACTATGATACTCGGCAACAGCTTAGGCGTACAAGCAGGCATTACAGGCGTAGGATATGCCAATAACGATGTACGCTTATGGGCAGGCAGCAACTATACTAACAGAGCCAACGCCCCTTTCCACGTACTCCAAGACGGCACCCTACACGCTACCAATGCTAACATATCAGGACACGTAGAGGCTACCAGCGGCAGCTTCAAAGGACACGTAGAAGCACGAAGCGGACAAATAGGAAACTTTAAAATAGTAGATGGTTTTATTCAGACAGTCCTTCCTAAAAATCATTTAAGCGGTGAAACACAAGATAGCTGGACGCCTCGCTCTAACTTTGTATCTATAAATGACAAGTTTATTCTATATCGCATTAATGGTTTAGTAAGAGGAGATGACCATTCACAAGTAATTATAGGGCATACAGCTGAAGCTGCTTCAGGAAGAAGAGGTGCTTTGCAAGTAATTCGTTCTGTACAAAACTCTCAATTTGTTCCTGAAGTCAATACTGCACTTTCCATATTAGCCAAAGGAAATAATAATGAAGAAAATATAGCCCTCAATATCGAAGATGGCGATATAAAAGTCAAAGGTCAAAAAGGCTATACCGGAAAGGTAGGTATTGGCTACGGATACTTCCTTATAATCACTAATGGCATCATTACAAACCTTATCAGAGAAGAATAATTAATAAATTCAAATATTATGCAAATCATTCAACAAACAACCCGCACCACCGCACAAGAAACCGTGCAAGACGTTACTATCACCTATTTTTACGAAAACGAAAAAGACACTGCCCCTACAGCAGTCGCTTTTTCAGCAACTCGTACCAGCGATAGCAACCACTACGCAACCCCCATTCAGGGTACAGCAACCGCTCAAGGCTTCAATATCCAAAACGACAATTTCCAAGCCTCAGATATTGAACTCTACAAGCATATCCACGAGGCTTGCGTTGCTATTATCAATGGTCAAACTACTAATGATAAAAGCCAATCAGAGCAGTAAATCACTCACTAATCATCAATCAAAAAAGGCTATCAGCACCACGCTAATAGCCTTTTTTCTTTCACTAATCAAAACCGAAACACCTTATACCGCCAACCAATCCACACCGCCAATAACACCACTATCCACCACCACCATTTTATTATTCCTTTCACTTCTTTTGTTTTATGAAGAATAGTCGTCTCAGTGCTTATATATCGTTTTTCGTCAGTCTTCTGAGTAATTGTATTAGTAAGGGTACTATTCGCCTCTATTAGGCTATTAGAAAGGCTGCTTTTAGTCGTAATCTTCACCTTTCCACCACTTACCCTAATAGTCTCATTATCACCATCGCGAATGCGGTAATACACCAACTCCTTACTATTCCCCACGCTATCCCTATCACTTTCAAGGGTTACCTCATATTCCTGCGAGGCGTGCGCATCAAGCAGCAAGGTTTGAGCGTTATGCTGAAAAATAGCCGTACTATCCTTGTACTTTATAATACGCTCCTTTTGCACCTGCTTTTGCTCGGTAGTATTTACCTTGCGCGTCCTACAACCTATCAAGATAAGAGACACTACTAATAATAATGTAATTATCCTATTCATAACTTTCTATCATTTTAATCAACTTCTTTAAACTATCTGCATAGTTAGGAGCGGTAGCATACCCTGCCTTGGCTACCTCCTCAGCAAACTTGTAAGGGTCACTTCTTACTAACAACGCTTTAGCGTATCGATTGTTTTTGAAAAAGAATTGCGCGTGGTCTGTAAAGCATTCCTCTTGAGTTTCATACTTCCTGAACCAGTCTAACACGGTATAAGTATATTTGCCATCTGCTCGCTTTTTAATGCTGATTATCTTAGGAAATACAACATTTGCACTCAATAACACTTCAGTAGTACGCAACAATTGTTTTTTATCGGCAGGTGTTTCAGGTCTTGCTTTTATTCCAAAAAGCATATTGCCAAATGTACGTTCACCCCAACCGCTCTCTAACGCGGCTTGTGCCAAGGTAAAGAGGTGCGAAATACCCGTTTTGCGCTCCGTTTCAAGTGCAAACGGCTTGTATTGTTTTATAAATTCCTTCGGTGTCATTGTTGTTCGTTGTTAGAGGTTTGAGATTTTTCGGACTTTTCAGCCTTTTCATTCATATAATTAGAGATGGTTTTAGCAACTTCCTCTAAGTTCTCACGATTGATAAATACTTGCTGAACAACTTGTCCTGCGCGGTCGAACCGCACTTTGTCTTCGGCTTTTTCGCGTATAGATTTGATTTCGATAAGACATAACACTATCGCCATAAAGAAAGTGATAAAAGGAAATAGCCATAATGAGGTTTGGTAATAGATTTCTAAGTACCAAGAGAGCAAGCCGTACATACTATCCACAATCGTACAAGCAATCAGGAGGTTGTAGTACTGTGCCATTTTGCTAATGGTACGCCTATAGTCATAGGAAGTTCGTGCTTCGCCAATACGCTTTGCTTTGCGCACACCACTCCAAAGGTCGGCGAATATCATAAGAAGTACGAGAATGTAGATACCGAGTAGTATCCATAGAATTACAAAGATTTTTTCCATATAAATTGAGTTTATTTATTAATGTATTTAACAATAGGGTAAGGCGTAAGGCTCGCCACAATATCCCACCAGTCAATGAATGTTTTTTTGATGTACTTATCGTACAGCTCCTTACCAAGCCCTACAAGCAGTACCACACCAACGGCAATCACAAAGGCTGCCCATAATGAATAACACAGCCAAGCCATTACGAAGGAGACGACAAAAAGAATATTACCACACATCGAATGCAGCAATTTGTCGTTTCCCTTAAGGTTTTTAATAAAAATCTTTTCCATTACAATAAAATTAAAGGTTTACACCGCAAAATTACCACATTATCACCCCCCTTTTACGCCCCCCCTTCAAAATGTCAAAAAATTGTCAAACTCCCCTTACATTACTTAGTGTTTTACCCCCTACTTTTGCAAAAACAAAATATTGTACATCTATGGTAGATAAATTATTACAATCTCTCAAAACCAAGTATGCGCACTTGGGGTTGGACGAAACTATTTTAAAAGCAATCGCTACCCGATTAGCGAATGCGGTTAAAGAAGAAAGCGAAATTGAAAACACCGTTAAAGGAGTTGAGGAAGAAGTTAAGCTATTGCAATCAGTAGCTGACAAAGGGCGTACCAGCCTTACAAAGGCAGAGGAAGCCCGCAAAAAATTAGAAAAAGAACTTGAAGAAGAAAGGGCTAAATCTAATCCAAAGCCTCAAAACCCACCTACTCCAGAGCCTAAACCTGATGAAATGCCAGAGTGGGCAAAAAGCCTTGTGGAAGTTGTCAATAAGCAAAATGAAACCATTGCAGCATTCCAAGCTGAAAAGCAAAAACAAAGTGCTAAAGAACGTTTCCTAAACCAACTCAAAGCTCAGGGGGTATCAGAACCATTCTACAAACATCACTTAGGGCGTACTTTCAAAGACGATGAAGAAATGAATGCCTTTGTCAGCGAACTCAAAGCCGATGAACAAGCGTTTTTGCAAGCGCAAACTAACACACAACTATCATCGCTATCAGGTTCAGTATTAGGAGCAGGAAAAGACAACAATGGCGTTTCTGCCGATGTACAAGCGTATATTAACGAAACTTTCAAAAAACAGTAAACACTTATGAAACAAGTCCAAATTTCAGACAAAGCAGGTCGCCAAATAGTCGTATTTGACCAGTTGGATGTTACCTACCCTGGTGGGGTGTATATAGACCCTACTACTGCTAAGGAACGCTTTACCGATGGAGTTATCCCCGCAGGCACGCTCGTAATGCCCGACACTAATGGTACATTCAAGGTTGTAAAAGAAGACCTTTCACAAGCCAATACCGCAGGAGCATTGGGGCTTACCGCTCACGATGTAGTCATTGACGATATGCCACTTGTAGCAGTCGTTATGGCAGGAACAGCACGCAAAGACGCGCTACCCGACAAAGAAAAAGCAGGCGTGGCATTCCTACGCACATCTTTGCCTCGTATCTCATTCATTTAATAACTTAAATTTAAAAGCAGATGAATATCAACGCAAACAACATTATTACCGAGTTTTCTCAGGCTAATATGAATGCTATTATTCAAGCCTACCCATTAGGAGATTTGCGCTACCGCGAATATTTTCCTTTGGTGTACAATCCTTTTCTTACTTATTCTAATATTGAAGGGGCTGACGGGGCTAAAATAATGGCGGACATCGTGGCTATTGGCTCAAAAGCACCACGCAAAGGGCGTGATTTTGTGGAAAACATCAAAGGCGAAATACCAAAAGTAGAAATCGCTCGTGATTTGAACGAAAAAGACCTCCTAATCATTCAACAACTCCGTTATGCGGTAAGTGCTAACCCTACTAATGCAGGTATTAAAAACCAGCTTATTAATAAGATATACGAAGACCCTCGTTTTTGTATTGACGGTATCAATGCTCGTATGGAGTGGATGGCTAAACAACTTGTATCTACTGGTAAATATAAAACTACCGCTACCAATAATGGTGGAGTTGTGAATGTATCGGTAGACTTCAAAGTAAAAACACAAAACGCACTCAAGAAATGGGCAGATGCTGATGCTAACCCTATAGAGGAAATCGAAAAATACCAAGAGGAAGCTAAAGGCAAAGGGTATAGCTATACCACTATCACTATGAGCCGTGCCACTCTCAATCAGGTATTGAAGAACAAAAACACACGTGCTTTTGTGTTAGGTGTTCCTATCAACGCTACTACCATTTTGCCTGATGTGCGTTTGGAACAACTCAACGCCGAACTTGCTGAACGTGGATTACCTACTATCAAAGTATGGGAGTCTTTCGTCAGCTTTGAGGGCAAAGACGGAGAAGTAACCGTGGCTAATGGTTGGGAAGAGGGTAACGTATTATTCTCTACTTCAGCATTATTGGGTAGTACTCAATACACAACTACCACCGAGTTCACAATGGACTTTGCCGATGTGATGAGCAAATCTATTAAGGATAGCTTCATTTTGGTAAATACTTTTGGGCATCAAGACCCTATATTGGTATCTACCAAAGCAACGGCTTTTGCTACTCCAGTATTGAATGACTCTAAGCGCAAACTCATCATCAAAACAAAGTTCTAAGATGACCGCACAAGCGTACATAGATGAGAAACTGAAACTATGGAACGTGGAATACCCCACTACCCTACTCATTGCCGAAATGCAGCGAGTAGGATTGGGGCTTTCTGATGAGTTCAACGATGAGAACGAACGAAAGACTAAGATGTTTTTCTACAACCTCATTCCTGAACTCTTATTGCGACCAGTGTCCTTTTCTGAAGGTGGTTTATCTTTCTCTTACGACAAATCAGCTATTACCGCTTTTTACAATCTCCTTTGTAAGCAGCTCGGTAGAGATAATTTGTTAGAAGTCAAAGCCACTGTAAGAGATATTACCAACTTATTCTAAAATACTGCAAGGAAATGAAAATATACCCGTACCTATTGAAGGTAAAAGTATCGCAAGCCCCTACTATTGATGAAAACGGCATACCTATTTATCCTACTGACCCTATTGAGTGGCAAGAAATAGGCGTATGTCGTGATGAGATAGCAGGAGGGCAAAAGATAAGCAAAGTAGACGGACAAATATTTGAATGTACTGCTACTGTCTATGGCCCTAAAGATACACCCAAAATAGAAGCGGGTACTACCTTGCAAGTAGTAGATACAGAGGGTAATATTCGCCTTGAAAAGCAAGTGATACGATTTTCAAAAGACCTTTTTCATTGCCGTATATTCGTATGATAACACCACAATTCACACCTGACGATATAGAGCGTATGCTACAAGAAAAGATAGCCAAATACGAAGAGAAAATCGTTCGTATCCTTCGTATTGTAGGTGAAAAATGTATCAATGAAGCTCGTGAGCACGGAAGCTATCAAGACCAAACGGGTAACCTTCGTTCCTCAATAGGCTATGTAGTACTACAAGACGGCAAAGCCATTGAAAAAGGAGGATTTGCCCCTACTGAAAGAGGTAGAGAGAAAGGAAAAAACGGACAAACAGAGGGCGAAACATTCATCAATAAAGTAATATCTCAATACCCAAAAGGTTTTGTATTGGTAGTAGTAGCAGGAATGAAGTACGCTGCTTATGTAGAAGCTCGCAACTACAATGTACTTTCATCAGCTGAATTATTAGCCGAAAAAGAAGTACCTAAACTCCTAAAAGCATTATCGCAATGAAGAAAACAGCCTCACAAATAGAAGCCGACCTATATAAGTACTTTAAGGATAAGATAAATACACTTATCAATGGGCAAACCTACCGTAGTGGTGTACGCCCTTTGAACTCACAAAAAGAGGATTGTGTAATATCATTCCTTACTGGGTTAGACGGTCAATATCAAACGGGGGTGATTAACATCAATATTTTTGTCCCTACAGTCAAAAATAACGATAATCAGTATAGGAAAAACTTTGTACGTTGTGATGCTATCGAGCGTGGTTTAATGCCTATCATTGAAGAAGCTAAAACAGCCCTTCGCAACTATAGGCTAACATTACACCAGCTTATACAAACCTTTGAGGACACGGATATTAAGCAGTTTTTCATCAACGCAAAAGTAAAATTTAGGTATAACACATTTAATAATTAAAAATTATGGCATATACAGACAATAACGCCACCGCTTGGGGCGAAGTAGAAGTTAAATTCGGTACTCCAGGAGCAGGAAACACTATGGCAACAACCCTAAAATCATTAGGGATAATCAAAGAAGATAGTCTTTCTTGGGAAAAAGAAGATGGAAAAGTGTATAAATGGGTAGCCATTGGAGGTAAAACCATTGACCAAATGAAAGGCGAACCTACATTGAAAATCAAATGTATTGCAAAGAACCTTAACAAGTCTTTGCTTGCTGAAGTTTGGGATATAACAGAAACAGGCGACAAACTTGCTATTAACTCTTTTGTATCAAGCAAAAAACAATCTGTGTCACTTGTTCCTAAAGTATCAGGGGCAGAAAAAATAGATATTCCATATTGTTCTGTTGCGGCTACTTTAGCATTTAGCGAGTCAGAAGGGTATAATATCGAACTTGAGATTACTATCCTTAGTCCTGGTGCAGGAAAGCCTTATTTCACCATCGAAAAAGTAGCGTAACCTATGGAAGAAAAAGTAGCACAAACCCTACTTGAAGAACCTACAACAGTAACCATTGGGGGCGAAGCGTATCAAGTCGCTCCGCCCTCTATTTTTACCCTCGTAAGGGCTTCAAAGTACATCAGCAAAATACCCACCGACACTATTAATGAGACTAATATATTAGGCTCAATCATACACAATGCCGAAGAGTATGAGAATATAGCGTGGGCTATAGCAGTAATCCTATTAGGCAATCATTTTACCGAAGTAGTTACCTATCCTAAATGGCAATTTTGGCGTAAAACCAAAAACATAACCAAAGGCGAAATGCTGGCAAATAAACTTATTAACACCCCTATCGCCGAAGTATCAGCAGCGTTTTTCAAGATGTTAGCACAAATGGATATACGCCCTTTTTTCGTCATTACCACTTCCCTCAAAGGAATGATGATAACCAAGCCGACGAAGGAAGTGGAGAACGAAACGACAGTGTCTGGGGACTTGTAGGTTCTTTCGCCAAGCAGTACGGACTCACCTTCAACTACGTGCTGAAAGAAATAAGCTATGCCAATGTAATGCTTTACAGTGCCGTTATCCCCTCTTATGATTATGATAAGGATAAAGATACAAAAAAAGCAACTCAGAAATCAGAAAAACGTACCAATTATGGGGATTTTCTCAAAGGAATGAAACAATTCACCCAATAATGCGAGATTTACCCACAATCTCGCATTATTACTTTAAAAACTAAACCTTATGCAACCACAAGACGGGGCTCTATTATTCCAAGTAAGAGCAGACCAATCACAGATACAAAAAGACGTCGAGGCTATCAAAAAGCAATTCGAGCAAATGACACGCAAAGCCGTTGAAGAAGGCAAAAAACAAGCCGATGTATGGCAGAACCTCATCAAAGGCGCAACCGCCTATTTCACCCTGCAAGGCGCGCAATCATTCATTAGTCAAATGGTAGCCGTACGCTCCGAGTTCCAGCAACTCGAAATATCTTTTGGCACTATGCTCAAGAGCAAGGAGAAAGCCAACGCTCTAATGGCACAAATGACTGATTTAGCTGCTAAAACCCCTTTCGGATTACAAGAAGTATCTGAAGGGGCTAAGCGCTTACTTGCTATTCAAGTACCCGCTGAAGAAGTAACCGAGACCCTCCGACGAATGGGTGATGTCGCTGCTGGATTAGGCGTACCTATGGGACAACTCATTCACGTGTATGGGCAAGTCAAAGCACAAGGTAAGCTAGTGACCAACGACCTATACCAGTTTATGAATGCCGGTATTCCTATTATTACTGAATTGAGTAAGGTTGTAGGTAAGAGCGAAACTGAGATTAAAGAAATGGTTTCAGCGGGTAAAATAGGCTTTCCCGAGATACAAGCCGTTATCAAGAATATGACCAACGAAGGCGGATTGTTCTTCAACCTAATGGCAGAGCAAAGCAAGTCGTTAGGCGGACAAATATCCAACCTGCAAGACAACTTCGACCAAATGCTCAACGAAATAGGCAAAGCAAGCGAGGGAGTCGTATCAGGAGCTATTAGCGGAGTAGCCTATTTAGTAGAAAACTACCAAACACTCGGCAAAATCATCGCAGGGCTCATCACCACCTACGGAGCATACAGGGCCGCTGTTATTGTCAATATCACTCTTACACGCAGCTGGGCAGTAGCGGCTCGTGCCGATGCCATCGCCAAAGGCATACAAACCACCGCTACCAATATAGCAACAACAGCCACCAAAGCCCTCAATGCTGCTATGAAAGCCAATCCTTATGTGTTAGTTGCTACTGCCTTAGTAGGGCTCGTGTCATATATGGTATTGTTCAACAAAGAAGTATCCATAGCCGAAAAAGCACAAAAAGCCTTCAACGAAGAACAAGAACGCCAAAAGAACCTACTACAAGAGGAACGCAACGAAATCGACAAACTCATCGAGGTAGTAAAAGACGAAAATGCAGCCAAAGGGCAACGCTTAAATGCCCTCAATAAGCTAAAAGATATATACCCCGACATATTCAGTAAGTACAAAACCGAAGAGGAACTTATTCGTAATATATCAAACGCTCTCAAAGAACTAAACAATGTCCAAAAGGAAAAAGACCTTAAAATGGATAAAGATTATATTGAGCGGTTGCAAGTACAAAAACGTGGGTTAGAAGCTAAAAAACGAGTATCTGCTAATCCTGCTGAAATAGCTGAGTTTAACAAGCAAATACAAGGCATAAATATTCAGATTGACAAAGCTACCAAACAACACGCTTGGCAATCTACTTTGAAACGCATTGATGATATAGCTGAACTGTCAGCCGATGAGCAAGCCAAAGAGCGCAAACTGATGATTGAGGAATACAACCGTAGGCACAACGCTAAGCAGGCTAAAAACCAAAACGTTTTGAAAGAAGGCGAAAAGCAGGATTTGCGAAAAACCACCCTATCGCCGCTTGCCACTACGGGCTATGAAAACTTTTCTGATGCCGATTTAGGGCTTATCATTAGCAAAGCCAAACAATTAGAAGAAGCAGAAAAGGAACGCAATAAAGTCATAGACACTCGTAATGGGCTTCTTGCTAAACAAAAGGAATTAGCAGAAAAAATAAGTGTTATACAATCAAAAGGAGGTCAAACGCAAAACGACAAAGACGAATTAGACAAACTACAAAAGGAAAAAAAGATTATTGATGAAAAGCTAAAAGGTGAGTACAACGAGCAAAACCAAAAAGCCGCTACAAAAGCCAAAAAAGAAACCCTTCCAGAGTTCGACATCGAAAAAGCCAACAGAGACCACCAGCGACAAATCCAAGACGACCTATTTAGGCAAGAAGAAGCCCGCATCAAGATAATGCAAGACGGAACGGACAAACGCCTTGCTATCATACAATTAGAGTACGACAAGCAAGAAGAGGAAATAAGAAGACGTTCAGAAGACCAGTTAGCCGCATTCATTGAAACCGAAAAACAAAAAGCCGAAGCTGCTGGTACGTGGAAAAAAGGAAAAGATTTTGACACAAACACCGAAGCTATCAATGCCGAAAAAGCCCGCCTTGCCGAAAATGAAAAGAACCTTTTAGCCTCCAATGCCGAGTATCAGCGTATGCAGCAGGAACAAGTGTATAAAGAGCTGTTAGAAAAGTACCAAACCTACACCGACCAGCGCAAAGCCATTGAAGAAAAATACAATGCTGATATAGCAGCCCTACAAGCCAAATTAGGGGCAGACGCTCCACAAGTGAAGAAAGCGCAAGACGAAAAGGCACGAGAACTCAAAAAGTTGGACATACTGCACAAAAAAGAAGGTACAGCCATTGCGAAGTTGTTCGACAACCTGCGCAAAAAGACCGTCAAAGAGATACGCCAAACCATTTTAGATGCCGAAACCGAGATTGACGCCTTAGCAAGCACCCTTGATATGAGCGATAATGCCAATGTAGAGTTCATCAAGAACCTCCGCCAGCAGATAGAACAAGTAAGAGATACCGCCGAGCGTAGTGATACCACTTTTGGCAGACTTGGAGCAAACATAAAGAAAATGGTTCAAGCCAAACCAAATACCGCTGAATGGCAAGAAGCCTTCAATGGTATGCTATCCTCTGCACAATCCATCACAGGCGAGTTTGCCCAATTAGGACAAGAATTTGAAAAACTCGGACAAAGCACAGGCAACGAAAGCCTGAAGCGTATAGGACAAACAATGCAAAGTGTTAGTAACGTACTCAACAGAACTGCATCATTTGCCCAAATGGGAAGCGCAGCAGGTCCTTGGGGAGCAGCCATAGGCGCAGCTGTAGGATTACTAACATCAGGATTTGAGAGTGCTGCAAAAGCACGTATGGAACACGAAAAGAAGCTACAAGAAATAGCTAACTCTAAGATAAATCAGCAAAGCGAGTACAATAGGCTTTTGTACGAAGAGCGAATGCTACACAAGGAGAATACTTCTGTATTTGGAACAAAAGAAGTTGCTGCTGCTTTAGGCTATTTAAAAGAGTATAAAACCCAGTGGGACTCCTTACAAAAAGACATCACAAGCGGACTGTCTAAAGAAAGAAGAGATTACCTTAAAGGACAAACTGAAAAAGGGTTTAATCCTTTTTCAAAATCAAGTCAAAAAGAGTGGTTAAAAAATAGGAATGAGTTAGTAGCAAAACAGAGCAAACTCGAAAATATAAAGGTAGCGGACGGCAGCTATACCACTGGGATTTTGTGGTGGAAAAAATCACATACAATTTGGAAAAGTATTATAGATGTCCACCCTAAATTAATCAAGGCTAATGGAGAATTTGATGCCGCATTAGCTAAAAGTATTGTAAAATATGGAGAGTTTGGAGATAGTGGGAAGCAAGCCTTACAAGATATTATCGATAGTTACGAGCGAGCGCAAGAGTCTCAAAAGAAGTTTGAAGACTATATACAGAGTACCTTTGGAGAACTCGGCAAGGATATTACTAATAGTATATATACAGCACTACAGAATGGAGAAGACGCTTTTGAAAGTTTTGCTAAATCAGTAGGAAATATAATAGGCAAATTAGGAAAGCAGATGGTGTATGAGCTATATGTAGCAGATGCTTTCAAAGATTTACAAAAAAAACTCAAAGATGCTGGTGAGCGCAACATAGGTGATAGCGAAGGTTTTGCACGTCAATCCTCTCAACTTGTAGGCGATTTTGGCAATGCGATGAAAGGCAAAATAGGTGAAATGCAAGAGTTTTTGAAGAAGTGGAATGCTATGAGCAGTGGCTTAGGTTTTGACTTCCTTAATGAGCAACGCAAGGGTACAGAAAAAGGATATATGCGAATGAGCCAAGACACAGGAGACGAATTGTTAGGACAAGATAGATTGCAAACTCAATTGAGTGCTGAGATAAAGAATACAGCACTACAGACGGCTAACTTTATAAAGGAAATGCATCAATCTATGCAAGTTTCATCAGCAAAACAATTACAGCACCTTGCAGGAATTGAAACAAACACTTACAAGCTACACAAGATAGAAACAGATATTGCAGGAATGAAACGTGGTATAGACGAACTTACCACCAAAGGAATAAAAATGCGTACATAGAAAAAGCCCTCGTGATGAGGGCTTTTATCATTTAGTTTGAACTCTTAACCTTACTATAAAACAAAGTGCACGAGTTTTTAAATACATTAAATGTAAACCCTATATAAAATGGGTTGTTTTCATCAGGATTAGCAAAAACAAAAACACTCCCTTCGGAACTAACAGGAACATATCTTTCACCTAAATACTTAATTGCATCATCTCTGTATTTTCCATTGAAAGCAAATACTATCATTATATTTTTTAGCTTGTTATCCTCAAAAGAATATACAATCTTATAAAACTCTTGTATGTCTCTTGCGTCTCCAAAATCGTATGCGTATGTGTTTTCATCTATTTTCTCAAAAACACCACTTTTCATATATTTTTTCACATCTTCTTTCGATGCATTAAAATCTAAAAGAGGATTGTAGAATAAATCATACTTAGGTATAATTGTAACTTTTACCTTTTCAGTATTAACACCATTTGTAATAGTTAATTCAGCATTTCCTACAAATATACCTTTTACAATTCCATCTTCAGAAACAGAAGCATGTAACTCTCCCTTTGGGAAAGAGTATGTTATCTTTCTATTAGATGTAGCGTTTACATTTTTTTCTTCATTTCTGTATAGAGATATTTCCTTATTTTGAATATTCAATACAGGTTTTTCTTCCTCTTTACTCTCTTTCGAGCACCCCATAGCGAGCACTGCTATTAGTAATAATACAATTCTTTTCATTAGTTATTGGTGTTTAAATATTAATACTTAGTTTCTTCAGGCGCTCCCTATCCTTTTTAGCCTTATTCACTTGGTAGATAGCTGTTGTGCTTTGGTTAGTGTGCGAAGCCAAAAGCATTGCCGTGTCGCTATCTAAGTTATCAAGCATATAGTGCTTAAGGGCGTAAAAATCAGCTTCAATGCCTAATTTATCTTTTACGTGTCGTTTCCAAAAACGTGTTACAATCTCGGTATGCCCCATTTTCTTGTTAGGGACGAAATCAAGTGCAAAAAGATAGTCGTTAGCACTTTTGCATTTGCTGCATATCTCTTTCCAAAAGTCTAATGCTGGGGATAATATCACCTTTGTACAGCGTTTATACTGACCGCCTTTTTCAAGGAGTATTACAAACTCCTGTTTGTCCAAATCTACATCTTTGCGTTGTAATCTGAAAAGTTCGGTATTACGCGCCCCTGAATATAGGAAGATCATCATATACCTATAGAAGTCAGGATTTATAAATCGCACGTGGTTTTTTACCCTTGTTAGTTCCTCTTCAGTAAGTATGGTGCGGGCTTCTTTTATCACCTTTTTAGGGTATATGTCTCTTGTAATATTAGCCTCGCAGCATTCGTACTCTATAAGCTCACGGAATAGACTGGAAAAGTATATCACAAACCTATTGTAATACTTGTCGGATAGTCGCAACCAGTCGAGCATTCGCTTCAAATCTACCCTACGCAAATCCTTTATTTTGACCGTCTGCAAATCGAGGGCTTCGCACGCTTTTTCAAGTCTATTGATAGCGCATTGTATTTCGTATAGGTGTTTTTTAGTACCAACCTTTATTTCCAATGCTCGCCTAAAAGCCTCGATAAAGTGCAATTCAGGATATAACCCCTCTTTATGTACTTGCACGTACTTTTTGAGTATGGGATTATAGCCAGCATCAAGTTGCTTAGGAATGTTTTTGAGCAAGAATGATACCATTGCTTTGCGCTCTTCTACTGTAGTCGGTTTGTTAGCCTTTTTTCTATAAGGGAAGCCCTTAGGATATTTCTTGTCAAAACGAGGGTCGAAGAATACGCATTGCACGTACCAGTCTTTATCCAAGTCTTTTTTAGTAGCTTTTTGCCAATTGGCAGGGGATACCCATAGCTGAGAATAGCTACACCCGTCGAGTGTTTTTACTACCATAATGTAATTATTTTAGATTGTCGTTTACCTTGTCGTTTTAAGATAATTACAAATGGATTTCCGTACTAAAAAATAAAAGGTAACGCTTTGAGTGGAAGTGCGTTACCTTTTAGTGACCTCGACAGGATTCAAACCTGTAACCTTCTGAGCCGTAATCAGATGCGCTATTCAGTTGCGCCACGAGGCCAATGTTGTTTTGTTTTACGGGTGCAAAGGTACAACCTTTTTTTAAACTACCAAATTTTTTGGTAACTTTTTTTCAAAATATTTTTTCTTACTTCACTTGAACTCTCCATCCAAATGGGTCTTCTGACCTGTTATACTGTATGTTAAGTATCGTTTCTTTTATTTTATCAGTATATAATTCTGCTGGTCTGTTTATCTCATAATCCTTGCCTTTGTAGCCAAAAGCTGATATAGGACTAATCACCGCAGCTGTACCACAACCAAACGCTTCTTTGAGAGTGCCATTCTCAGCCGCCTCTATTAACTCTGTTACTTTGACAGGACGTATCTCGGTTTTAATACCTAACTTTTCGGCAACCGCTATGATACTCTTGCGTGTTACCCCATCGAGGATACGCTCGCTAGTAGGACAAGTTACTAAGGTGTCGCCTAATCTAAACCATAGGTTCATAGTACCTGCTTCCTCTAAATATTGGTGAGTAGCATCGTCTGTCCACATTACTTGTTGGTAGCCCTCAGCAGCTGCTTGTTGGGTAGGATAAAACTGACCCGCATAGTTGCCCGCTGCCTTAGCAAAACCAAAACCACCATTAGCCGCACGGCTGTAATAGTCGGCTATTTTTACACGTACATCGCCTGAGTAGTAAGATTGTACTGGAGCTGTAATAATAATAAACAAATAGTCTTTAGCAGGTGAGGCTTGTACCCCTGGAGTGGTAGCAATTACAAACGGACGCAAGTAAAGCGCATTGCCAAAGCCTGGTTTTATCCACTCGCTGTCTATATCGACAAGGGTACGAAGGGCTTTGTCAAACCATTCTTCAGGGAAAGCAGGCATCGCTAAACGCTCGCAAGATTTGTTGATACGTTTGTAGTTTTCTTGCGGACGGAACAAAAATACGTGTCCGTTATCGTCTTTATACGCTTTCATACCTTCAAAAACAGCTTGCCCATAGTGGAAGACGCTAGCTGAAGGCTCTAAAGAAAGGGCTCCGTAAGGTTTGATGGTAGGGTTTTGCCACTTACCGTCCTTATATTCGCAAATAAACATATGGTCGGCAAAGGTACGCCCAAAACTCAATTTAGAAAAGTCTACTTCTTTAATACGACTTTCTTTTACTTTTTCAATTTTTAAATCCAT